ATAAGAACAGCAAGGCATGGGAAGTATTCAACGGTGTAGAGAAGTCGTGGCCAGATCAGATAACCAAACTAGACAATGCCGTAGAAACAGATCCAGTCAGTAACAGCATGTTCTGGGGATTCGTTGGCAACAACAGAGAGATGGTGCAGAAACTAGATGCACGTAACCACATCTATTGGTTCACAGACACACCATACTTTGGTAGATTCGACAACAATAATCTAAAGCCAGACAATCACTATTGGCGTATTTGTAAAAATAGAATACACGTTCCTTATTTGAGAGATTGCAAAGCGGACAGGTTTGAAAAATTCGGTATCAAGATAAAAGCACCAAACTTTGCTGGCAAACATGTTTTAGTTTGTCCCAGTTCCGCAGGCATACATGGGTACTTGAACAGACCCAATTGGACCAAAGAGACAATTGAACAGATTAGGAGATACACAGACAGACCAATCCGACTTCGACACAAGCCTAGGGGCAGGGGTACATCCGGACCAAGCGAGGCCAAGGTACCCCTATCCGAGGATCTCAAGGAGGCCTGGTGTGTGGTCACAAGTTGTTCGATCGCGGCCGTCGAGGCCATATGTGAGGGCATACCTGTGTTCTGTGACAACAAGAGTTTTGCTGTAGATGTTGGCAACGTTGAACTGTCAGACATAGAAAATCCCTACTACGGAGGACCTGAACCATGGCTGTACAGTCTGGCCTATCAACAGTTCACACCAGAAGAATTTGAGAACGGTACTGCAATTGAAATAATGATGGACAAGGGGATATTATGACAAATCGAAATCTCGTAGTGCAGTTTTTCATGAAGCCGGAGGGTTTCTCTGATCCAGAGTACAACAGTTTGCGTAACAACAACGACCTGCTCAAATACAGTTTGAAATCCGCAGAACTTTACGCAAAGAAAGTAGGCGCTGATTACAAACTTGTGACAGAGCCTAAGGTTAAGTGGAAGCACCCGACCTTCGAACGATTGGATCTATTCTACAACGAGAAATGGTGGGAGGATTACGACCACATATTATACCTCGACACTGATGTGATAGTCTGGCCCCAAGCACCCAGCGTGTTTGAACTCTACAAAGATCTCGAATCATTCAAACCTGTAAGGGATAAGAGAGCGGAGAGGTATAAAAATGAGGATCATCTTAGAATCATCAAAGGCACATGCCTAGAAGGCGAAGATATTAATTGGCTTAGAAATAACAGATTTAATGCGGGTGTGTTCATGTTGAATAAAAAATCAGCACAACAGATGAGCCCTTATCTCGATTGTGCCGTATTAGACAGTGATGACAATACCATGCTCGTGTACGCCATGTTAAAATCGAAGGTCAAAGTCACAAAGATGGATCCTTTGTTCAACAAGAAAAACGGCAAGTACGGTACGTATTTTGGTCATGCTTTCGGAGGTGAAAAGCATAAAGAAAATTTCATACCGTTGCGCCAGGCAAAAAGTATTTTTGATTAGTTCCTAAAACGATTGATTATCTGTTTATAATTTATTCACCGGCGTGGTGCACAGTTTCTCGAGCATAACGCCGCCGTTTACATTTATATAGTCGATATTGTCCCATTGATCACACAACACTTGATACCACCCCCACTCCATGCCAATCAATTTCTTTTGTTCGAACAGTTTGTAGGCGTTGGCACATTTCTCCCTAGGGTGGAAAATCATGTTGTCCCATATGTTGTAGTGAGATCTTGGTGTGCTTTTGTGTGTATATTCCTTGAGGTCTGACGATGGCTCAGCAAGTGTCCAACTTGATTTGTCACTTTTGAAATTTCCAAATCCTATCACTGTGCCATTTTCTGCCATTTTAAGATATTTGGTGAAGTCGACTTTTGATGAAACTATCGTGTCATACCTCAGCCTTATGATCGTGGTGTACTTCTCGGGTATGGCATCAACCAAGGCACTATGTCCTAATATTTGTGTGGCACTTGTGAGTGTTTGTTTTTCTCTTTTAAGTCGTCGTATCTTGCCATGTTTTTTTGCTAGGTATCCAAATATTACACATGGTGGTGCCGCGACATCCAGCATTGGATGGTATTCGAAATTTGGTTCATCAAATGTGTACAGGTTTTCTAACTCCGGTAATGGCCTACCATTCCACGTGGAAAAAAATATTGGATATGGAAAAATAGACCTCGCTCTGTCTACTATGACCTTGTAGTTTTCACCTATTATACCAGATACACATACTGCTATCATTATGAACTGAAGAGATTTATTAACTCTTTCTTCCAATCATCTGCATATTCGCAATCACGGTATCCGTCGAACCATGGTCCGCCTTCAGTGTAGTGTAAAATCTTAGGATGTCCGTCATTTGGTTCTTTGTACCATCCCACTAACCAATTATACTCCAATGGTAAAGAGCCTATCTCGTTGTCGTCTAGCCAACTGAATCTGTGTAAGAACTTTGGTGTTTCTGAGTTGAGTAATTCTGGTGTTAGTGTTTTGTTTTTTTCATGTTCACAGTTCCATAACACCATGCTACTCCAGTTCTTTCTAGGGTAAACTGTCTGCACCTGACCGTCCATTTTGGTTGTTCCTTTTGGTGTGTAGTCGTGCTGAACACAAACCACTGCTTTTGATGGGTCGCAAAATTTTACAAGTTCATGGCTTGGAATCTTCCATAAGAAATCGCAATCACAGAACACTGCCCAACCTTTGAAATCATTCATGTAAGGCACAAAGAATCTTGTGAAAGTGAACTCAGTAGATGCAAGTTTGTCAACAGGACGAGTGTATAGTCCTTGGTCTCTCATCTGTTTTTGTTTAAGGGGTATTACCTCTGCCGAAGGATCTCTTCTCTTGATGCTGTGTTCACACACTTGATATGCAATGTCTTCTCTGCTGTCGTGACCTACATATATTTTCATCTTGCTACTAATTCGTGGATATCTTTCCAATTACTTACACGAATAATATCAGGATGTTTGAAATCTCGGTTGTATGGATGGTCTATTAATATAGGCTTTAAACCGTATTTGAGCCCGGTTACAGCGTTCTTTGGCTTGTCCTCGACCCAATATAGTCCGGTGTTGTGAAACTCCGCTAATGCTGAATCTTTGTCTGCTCCGGTCTCAAGTATATGGTAATTTTTGAAGATATGTTCACCAAACAGTTCACCTAATCTTTTTTTCCTTACCAGTTGTGCCGGCATGTCAGATGTCTGCGAGGTAATTGGAATGAATGTCCATCCTTCGGCAGCTAATAGTTTTACCCATGTTTGTGAATCTTCCATTGGACACTGAGTAGCCATCCATGCACTTTTATTGAACTCTCTTATTTCTTTCCTTATTTCAGAAATTGTGAGACCAAATCTTTCTGCCATTTCGTAAGTATTTTCCTTATTGGGCAGTAGTTTGTAAGGATAAACTCTTTCATTATCGTTGTTGTAGTATGATCGTTGTAACATCCAGTCTGTGAAATGTCTTTCCCATTCCAGCAATACGCCGTCTACGTCTGTGAGTATTACCCTATTTGATGTCTGCATCTTCCATACCTGCTACTCTCAGTTTTACAATGTTTGTAATTTGCCATTGTTTCTGATCTAGTCCTTTGGTGATGCCTAACCATTGGTTTCTTATTAATGCAAAGTCATTTATTATCTTGTCCATGTCAACAACATCGTTCTCACCATCAACGTATTTTTCTGCATCTCTGCTTGATAATGCTCTGTTATAGTTTTCAAGATATTTCCTAAAAGTTTTAGATCTTAATCTTCTTAGTTCAATATTTAGATATTCAAGGATAGCTTCCAATTGTTGTAGTTGACTAAATCGTTCCTCAACTATGCCAGGTAAGGCGGCACTAGCTCTTTCAAGATTGCCATAGATCTTACACTGTTTTCTTGCCTCTAACAATTCTTTGTCAAAGTATGCTATGCAGTCTGGTATCTTATCTAGGTTCCTGCTGACTTCGTTGTACCAATTAATCATCTTCGCCGTATCCGTCTGACTCTTCGTCTTCCTCGAACACAGTGTTGATTGCTTCTTCTAACTTAGGATCGTATTCGGCGGACGCTTTTATTTCGTCATGTTCAACACCAATATCTTCTAAACTTTTTATAAAATCAATTGCCGCGTCTAGTTTAGATCTTTCAGGAACATAGTGTACTATTGAGTTCCATAATCTTTCAATGTCTTCGTGTGTGAAATCAATCATTACTCTTTTTCTTCTTCTATTTCCTCTGTTGACACAGTTTCTTTGAACTCTGCCATTATCATATCTAATTTATCACCGACCCATGCTTTTCTAAATTCTATATGTTCATTTCCCTTTGAATCTATATATTTCAGCCTATTTCCTGTCTGTACTAGTAGCCCTTTTTTCTCAAATAAGTCCACCAGTCCACTGTATGGATCCATGCCTGTATCGTAAGGAATTTTTACTTGTACACCTTCAAAAGGTTTAGCATATCTTGTTTTCATAACTTTGCAGGCGGCCCTGATACCTCTCACGTCTGAAACTTTGTTACCTTTTTCATCTTCTTTAAGTTTTAATTTTTTCATTGCAACAACAATGCTTGATGCATAGATAAATCCTTGTCCTCCTGATATTTTGTCATCCGGATCAAACATATCTTGTGATGCGTATGTGTGATTGGTTGCTATAAGTCCTACGTTCCAGCTTCCAAACATATTGACACAGTTTCTTACAAGTGCCGTTAATGCCTTGGGTTTTCTACCTAGGTCACCTTTCATCTCGCCTGCTTCAAACTGATTTACATCTGTCGGTGTCAACAACATACCCAGACTGTCTATCACAAATAGTACCTTTGGTGCACCTTCTTTGTTGTCTGCGTGTTGATCTTTGTAACCTTTCATGAATTCTGAAACAGTTTTTGCCACGTCGTCGACCATTGACATGCTCAATTTCATAAGTTTGTCTTCTGATGTGTCTACCTTCAACGCCTGTAGCCACTGTTCATCCAGTGCGTTTTCCGTGTCTATCAATATGACAAATATACCTTGATCCTGTGCATTTTTAATAATGTTGCCTGACGCGATGTACGATTTTCCTGCGCCAGACTCACCGGCAAGGACTGTGACCTTGCCTAGGGGAATACCTTTGTTGAAATCACTGGTCATCAAGTAGTTCAATGCATAGTTTCCTGTACTGATCCAGTCTGTTGGATCGCTGAATCCTATGCCTAATCCTTGGATTGACTTTGTGATACTTTTTCTAAATTTTGTAGCGTCAAATACTTTTGTCATAATTTTGTCCTTTGTGTCATCTATATTAGCATACCTAGGCCCTAACGTCAATGCTAGGGCCTTGGTAAAATGTCAGATTATTTTGCTTGTCTTGATCTAATCAACTTCAAGATGTCTTCAGCTCTCTTGGCACTGTCACCTGCTGGAGCGACTGGTGCCGCCTCAGGTTTCTTTGCCTCGTGTGTATGAGGTTGATCACCACCTTGATGACTATGTTTTGTGCCATCATCATGTGTGTGTTCAACTTCTGCAGGAGCCGATGCTGATGGTACTGCCACCTGTGGTTTGCCTTGGTAAGCCACGCCCGCTGGTCGGAAGTACTGTCCATACTGCTCAAGGTCATAAGCCTCGCCTTCAACAGATTTCTCAAATAACTCTTTGATTATTTTTACTTCTGCTTCGGTTGGCTCTTTTGGTCTGAAGTCACCCAGGTTGTGTAATCCGTGTGTGTCGATCGCGGCTCTCTCTGCCTCGTCCAACGGTCTTTCTCTTCTTGACCATTTTGATGTTGAGTAATCAGCGTAACCACCTTTAGTTGTCTTTGTGATCCTAAAGTCCACACCCTTCAAGTAATCAGTTGGCATTTCCTCCATCTCTGGATCCATTAATGCACTTCTAATGATGTTGAAGATCTGAGGCCCAATGATAAATCTTCTGATTGGATTCTCAGGCTTTGTGTCTTCCGCTAATGGATTGGTTGTGACAAAACCTTGGAAAATGTAACTTTTCTTTTTCCAGTATTTTCTGCCCATGTCTTCCATGCTCTTGTCTTTGAACCACGGTCTCACCTCTGTGAGTACTGGACAAGTCTTCCCATACATTTCCATGCACGGTACTTGCACTGTCACCGGTCTAGAATCAGTCTGACCTTTGATACCTGCAAACGGTAACTTGATCATATTTCTTTCAGTCCAGAAGAATGTGTTGTTTGT